CTATGCGGTCACGGGATGGCCGCGGGAGGATGATTTTGACTATGATCGATGGATCCCGACCTCTGATTGGATGTGCAGCGGCTGCGGGTTGACGCATGATTGATTGCTGCGTCTTCTACAAATGTGACGGGGTCTTCCTGGCATAGAGAGGCAGCACGATGAGTGATGCATTGTTAACTTCCTTTAAGACTGCGATTCTGATGTTTGGTGAAGAGGATGTGCTTGGTGCGCTTCGTCTCCAGTTTGCGGATGTCTGCTGCGAGACAGATATTATGATCCAAAAGGTCATTGATTTTCTGGATAAGAAATTGGATTCTTGTCCAGATAATTATGCAATTGATATTGTTTCTGCTACCCTTGGCGCATGGATTGACCAAAAGGAGATGACCCCTGACCCGTGGTGGGCTTCTTAGCGGTGGCTTCTTAGCGGTGGCTTCTTAGCGGTGGCTTCTTAGCGGTTGCTTTTGACCCTCTAGACAAGAGGCCTGGGAACAACACCCGCTGCAATGGCCTCCGCAGCTGTGCCATCGATGTCTAGAACGCGGCAGAGGCGACCGTTCACCATGACCTCCAGGATTCCTTCGACGGGAGTTGCCGATTGGATTCCAGTAACTGCCGCCGCTGCCTCTTCTGCGGCGAGGAGAGCCTGTTCTTCGTTCGCATCTCGGTAGAGCCCCGCATCCAGGGCTGATAGGGCAGCTGCGACCAGTTCTGGCGTGATCCCCGGCACTTTTGCTGTGAGAAAGGCCTGGAAGGGAGCACCGCGGCCAATACCTTCTGCCTCCTTCTCGATCGGGATGGCCCAGTTTCCCGCTGGATTTTTGCAGATGCGCCCATTGCTGCTGATAAGATGCTCGGGGATGCTCCAGCCCTCATCGATGTCGCCGCTGCTTCGGACAGTTGCGAAGATGGCCGGGAGGGCATCAAAGAACGGCTTCAGGGCCGGATGCTCCTTTGCATCGCGCAGGAGGACTTTGTTAGTCTGGTGCAGAAAGGCTTAGCAGTCCCGTCGGGCCAGGCCCCGATGGGCTTCACAGCTGATGATGCCTTCGAGGTCGCCCGAGCATGTGTGGCGAAGGCCGCTACCCTTACAGTAGAAACAGATGAGGGGCTGCATGCCCAGGTAAATTGGAATCTGAATGTTAGAAGTCTGCATTTTTGATAGGAATTAACTGTCTTGTGTTAATCACCTGCTTTTGATGCTGAACCGTAGGGGCAATGTCACCTTTTTCATCTTAGAAGAAGCAGCCCTTCATATCACAAAGGATACAATCTTTGAGTATACTGAGACCGTAATAGATGAGGCTTGTGTAAATGGGGGAGAGGGCCGTGATAGCAAGGAGAATATCTTTGAGTGATTCGGGAATTGTTTCAAATCCATACAGGATGGCCAGATAGGGAATCGGACTTACGAGCAATACGGCTATGATCGCTGTTAGGCTCCTGAGTGTTGTCAATATCCGTCCCTTTCGGAGTCGAAAGGCTCCCCAGAGAAGGATTATCAGAATCGGCGCAAATATGACCGCGTTTGCAATAAGGAGCGGCTCTAGGATAGATGTCTCATTATAATCCGTAAACAAAAGGGCGATGGATCCCGCCACCGTGGCAATAGCGACCGCGTAGAATAGGACGTCAAAGCCTTTTGACAGAAAGCATAGGATCGGTGAAGGTTTGGGCATCTCTCTACAGAGGAATCACAGCTTCGGGGCCCGTTCGGTCAACAGGTTCCTTCCAAGTCAGCTGGAGGGCCGTGAAGATATCCTTCTCCTGACGGAGGCCGGATACTGTGACACCCGTCGCTGTGCGGATGAGGCCGTGCTCATTCAGTGTGAAACCCTTTTCCTTGGCGACTTGGCGCATGGCGACGTTGAAGCCGTCCGATCCGGTGAAGTATAGAACAGAGGTAGCGAAGGACATGGGCGGCGTGACTAGAAGATCCAGGCGTCTGGCAGGATGACCCGGCAGCTGTGAGACGGCTAGGCACTTGTGAGGTCCCAGTGCCAAGATCTCCTTGAGGTACCCTGCGGCTTTCAGACTGGCGACATAGTGGGCCAGGGCTGTGGAGGCATCGGTAAAGGCATCTTTTGTGCAGATCATCATGTCAATGTCGCCGCTGTCCGGTTTCCCGCGCCTATAAGAGCCGACGATGACACCCTCCAGGGTCGCGGGTTTGTGACTCAGAAGCGTGGCCTCATGAACCTCCATTTCAGATCGCGGGATGCGCAGCTGCAGATCTTCGTAGTAGAGAAGACCGATGCGCTGATTCTTCGTGAGAGAGGCGCCCATGAGAGAGGCAATGGTCGTGTACCCCGCGGCCACCAGATCGGCTGCCTTCTTGGGACCGATGCCGTAGACCTTTTGGAAGGCATCCAGGGCATCGGGAGCCTTTGTGGCACGGGCCTTGTCGGCGGCGGCAAGGGCGCCCGTATCCAGAATTTCACTGATCTTTTCACGGATCTTGTCGCCGATGCCCGTTCCGGCGCCGCTGGGAACATCCGCCATGCAGGTGATATCAGCCTGAAGGGCGCTGATTGTCTGGATGGCCTTTGCGTATTGCCTTATCTTGTGGCCCCCTGCTTCCTCCGAGCCACAGGTCCGGCGCATAATATCGAGTTCTTTGATGATGATGGCGTTCATTTGCTATCACTGAGCCTGAGAATATGGGAGGCGGTTGCCGTTCAACTTTTAGTGGCGGCTAAATTGACTTCCGATGGACTACCGATGGACTACCGATGGACTACCTGCTGACTAGCAGATCACTTGATATAGAAATGTAAAAACCGTTTGATGAAAAAAATCTTTGTAAACAATAAGGACACAATGCAAGTATCTGATTATATGAATCAATTTCGAAATGCAATTAATGCATATTTACCTACAGAGGAACCGGGACGTATAACTAGGCTAAACTTAATTGGGGAATACATCGCCAGGGATAAGCGCGAAATTGTCTTGTATATTGCCCACGGTTCGCCCGATACAGCATCAGTTGTTACCCGGATTATATATCGGTTACCTGTCCCTATGGAGATATCCCAATTATTCATTAGGGAACGGGTGGTTATTCCTTCCAATGGTCCACACTTTAAAACATTCGATTGCGCCGGTCAATCAGCCCAGCATTTTGTGGAAACAAATAGTGGAAGAATAGCTGGTTTAGCTGATTGGTTTTCTGAAGATCAGCGCATTCGTGCATTGGCACAGGCTGAACCTGCCGGTGTTCGCAAGTCTACTTTGAATAACATGCTGATATATTGGCGAAATATGAGAGCACGTGTATATGATGCTCTGTATTTAGCCAATGTGCGTTTACCCCGTACATCTTCCGGAACAGTTAGATCGCGGACCCGTTCCAGACGTCTATCAACTCATTCAACAAATGCATCCAATGTAAAGAATTTACACTCCTCATCTGGAAGTCGTCGCTCGAACTATACACGAAGTGCACGTAGTTCAAAATCATCCCCGCGGCCAAACTCCCTAAGCAACCATAATTCAGATCCAAAGCCTTAATCGCGGTCAGTAATATTTATACTTAGATAACAAATACCTAAGTATAAATCGTGCCGATTAATTTTATATACCAACCACTATTTTTTTGCAGATCGGCGCCTGGCTTTATTTGCCTTTTTATTTTTACGAGTTTTTTTGCGATAGCCACCCCCCATATCGTCGTCGCCGCCAAAAAGACCTCCGCCACCAAAAAACTCATCTTCCTTTTTAACTGGATCTGGGGCAGCGGCTGCGGCTGCGGCGGCACCACCTGCGCCTTCGTCAGGTTGTAAAAATCTGCTAGATCTGGCATTTTCTTCCACAGTTCTCATACTCCTAATAAGTGGTAGTTTCAAGGCTGCTCTACCCGCCGGTGGTCGGCTGACAAAGCTATTTAGTTTTCCTTCAAAATCGGTTAATTTTTTAATAAATGGCTGACAGAATTTATATTTTTCATTTTCATATTTTAGCCTAATAATTGGCCCAGGTACATTTCTATAATCTTTTATACGTTCTTGAATAGCATCAATACGGACTTCAATAAGATGATTTAATCTAGCTACTGCATCTTCATCTGCTGGTGGCATTTCCGGTATCCCAAGAGCTTTCAGTTTTATAATTATTGATTCTCTAGCGCTAAAGGGAGCGTCCGCAATCCTAAATTTTGCTACTATTGTATCATCAACTGACATGGCTTTAGAAAAACTAAATTCGCTCGATTGTCCAAAATCAATTAATATTACGGAGTATTCATTACTACATTCGGCTGATAATTTAAATTTATTTATAAATGCCACTTTTTCCATCCCGTTCAGACCCGCTAGAGTATTGGCGTAATATTCTGAAAATTTTACAGTAGCGCCACCAGATACTATGTAAGGATTACATAGCATCATATTCCCGGTATTTATGTCACCATGCCTATATCCTATAAGACCTAATTTATAAAATTCTGCATATAAATCATACATATTTTCAGGTATGTATTCAACTTCATTAGGCTCTAGAAGTCTATTCCACTCGTTAACAGATTTATAATTACTATTTATGTGCCCCATCACAATAAATGCAGCTCCTGCAGAATTTCTATTCCTGATAATTCCTGCAATGATTAATGCAAGTCTTTTAGAAGATTCATTTGCTATGTCTTGTATTCCCCCCAATAATAATGCGAATAAATCAAGATCTTCCCTTCCCTCTGTTATTACAACTGCTAAAACGGGGGGGCATATAGGTGCACCAAATGCAATTGCACTTTTATAATATATATTGTTTTGTTTAGTTGCTTCTTCTTGCAATGATGTAAAAGACTGACGATTTGTGTGTTTAATTAGACCGCCATCTCCATTTAGAATTGGTGCAGCCTGGTGTAGGGGGGCGATCTCGGGAAGAGGATTATATCTTATATTGAACCCTCCAAATGCTTCCCCAGCTAATACCACCTTAATAATAATTATCCTAAGCTCATTCATACGCTTAGTGCAAAAATCAAAAAAACTAAACGGGGATGGGACGCCATCTTTTAGTTTAACTGTTATAAGACAAACATTATTACCACCTGCATCGGCTGTCAATAATTCCACAATACCATTTTCAATAAAAAAGTGGAGCTGGTCTTGATCAAATCTGGCATGCACTGGTTCATACGGCAAGTTTCCTGCTCCTGCTCTACGTCCTCCTGCTGCTGCCATTCCTTATATTACATACTTTGGTTTTTTCCGGAATCATTCTTAGATGGCTCCAAATATAAAAAGATCCATTTGTAGAATGGAGGCTCTTACTTCCATGACCGGCGGATGGCCGCTTCTTCTAGTTTCGATTGTGCTGCTCGATGTGATCGTGCTCTTTGTAGTGCGGTATTATCTAGTGCCGTCTCACCCTCTCAATGTCTGGTATGACAAGTATGGGATTCTGGCCGTTCTAGCAGATGTAATGTCGATCGCGATTGGCTTTGCTGTGGCCCGGTGGCTCTTTGCGACCTTTTTCCCTACATCAGGGCTCATCGGATTTCTGTTGCTCCTGGTTGGATTTCAGGCACTGCATGACATCCTCTTTTACGTCGGGGTCATTCAGACTATTCCCCGCGGCGTGAATGGACTCATGGATATCTTTAAGGACTATGCACGGGTCAGCGGTCCCTTGATTATTCCTGGGGATTCCCTTCTTATGTTAGGCTCCGCAGCTATTTTCACGGGACTGTCGTATCTTCCTCTCTCTGGGCAGATCTTTGCTGCCTTGGTAACGGCCTACACGCTGCCTTATATTCTGACAACCGATGCAGCAAAGGCACAGAAATAAATCCCAAGTTGATTATTAGATGGAGGCTGTGGATCATTTTTATACATTTTATGGGGCCAGTATTGCCCCACTTGATTTAGCTATCCTTTCCACGGCTGCACCGGAGCTGTTGGTACTAATCGATCTTATTACACAGTATGAATGTAAAAATATTATCGATACGATGAATCCTAGAGATTTCCTTAACGAAATTGCGAAAACGCCAGAAGGGATCGCTGAAGTATTGGCCTCCCGAATTGTCCCGATCACAATGGACTATGTTAAATCTATCCAAAAAATCCCCGAATTAAAGTTATTTAATGATGCCTTCTTTCGATTACTGCAACAGAATATCATACTGCGATTATCCTGCTGTCTGTGTATTACACTCCTTAAAAGTAACATGTTATCTGCAGCGCAGATAGAGGAACTCAACGTATTTTCTGGACATATTGGTCTCTTTCACAGTAGGAAGATTGGCCCCTTACAGGTCGTAAAGGGAGATATCATCGAAAAGGAATCTCCTGTGACTGTTTCGACAAAGACAAATAAGGGTGGTTCTCGGAAAGATCATCGCAAAGGTCATCGCAAAGGTCATCGTAAGAGTCATCGTAAGAGTCATCGTAAGAGTCATTGCAAGAGTCATCGTAAAGGTCATCAAACGATTCGGTATACAAGAAAATTTAGGCAGAGAGGCGGAACTCGCTGGTTAGCAGCATTACTTGCTGCATTTGGCTTGGTAGATACCCCGACCACAAATACTAAGACAACTGTCACCAATTCATCTAGTTCTTCAGCAATAGCTGCCTCTAATTCAGCTACGGGTGCTGCTGTAGCCAATTCATTAACCAGTGCTGCTGCTGATGCCACCAGTTCATCGAGTCTGGCTGCATATCCTGCATCTATTGGTGCTGTCCCCAGTTCATCCAGCCTATCAGCAATACCGGCATATGCATCTGCTGCATCTTCATCTTCATTTTCAAGAAATACACGTCCTAATGTGAACCATACGACTGACATAGCTATTTTTAACTCAACCTTCGAAGGTGATTTTTATCCACTTCGTCGGCAAACAAATATTTCTTTTGCCGAAATAATGGCATTTGTGACACAATCATATGGCAAAATAGTAACAGACATTTCTGTAGATACGGCTGCTGCTACTGATAATTCTTCTTTAGTGCCTCCTGCGGCTGCCCCCACTCTAAAGAGTGGGGCTGGAGCCCTTGGATCTCTAATATATGATTTATTTAAATTTAAAGTCCCTCCGTATTCAAAATCGTCTTTTACACTTTCAACTGAAAGTGGTCCACAGGAGGTTCTTGATATATATGCTCTTCCCCCTGATCCGCATGTAAATATGGATGTTGTGGATATGAGTAGTGTTGGTAATTCTACTATAGCCTATAATATACTTTACTACCTAAGCAATGTTGTTCCTGAGATAGGTTTTACACTGACAATTCATGAAAGTAAACGCATCTTAAATACCACGACCGGATTTCATAATTTTATTACGGCTGGTATAGCCGATCAACAATTAGCCGTTGGGAAGCGGGATCGTGTTTCCGGGACATGGACCCGTGCTGGAAATAGACTTGGTTTCGGCCATCATCACCCTGGTCAGTTTGATCGTATTCATGCACTTGCATCAGAAGCACCTGCAGATTTATCTGTATTTTTATGGGGGGCAGTATATGGTTCGGGTTACACAAATGTTATTGGTACGCAGACAGGCGTATTACTTTATACACCAAGTGCCCCTATTATTGCTGCTATTGAGAAATTGCATCTTAGTAGTGCAAATTCTTCACAAATTAGTGATATAGCAGGTTCTATGTCACAACAACTTGTAGATATGGGTTTCCGTTACAACTCCACCTTACCAAGACTTACTGGACCGCGGTATGTTGATTCAACCGGTAAAGTAATGTCAGGACTTGAAGGTTGGGGGCCGGGCCGTTATAAACTTCTGCGACCGCTCGTGAATGCTTCTTCTTTGGAGATGTCATTAACATTGGGCGATTCCGTCATTCATGTAGATCACTTGTTTGATGTTGTATTTATCCCACATGAATTATTTTTTAGAGGACCTGTTAATATTCCAATCTATACGCCCAGAACCCAAATGATAGAGGTCCCTGCGCGTCGTGAGGAACATACACTAGAACGTATACCGGTGCCAAGTTCACGTGGATTTCGGGTTGATCATTTACCTGGGCTCCCCTTTAATTTTACACTTCATGCATCCAATCACACAATTTTACCGCGCATCACTAATCCATTTTCGGCAACTATAACCTGTAGCAATCCTGCTTGGCCGATTCATGCCTTGCAGGACTATCGGCTTCAACAGAAATGTCATGCGGATTTAAGGTCTACACTTGCACTTCCAATACATATGGAAACTTTATGGGCCAGTAACATAAGTTATGCTAATGCATTTGCATTAAGCCCTGTTCCATTTGATGTATTCCGCGTATTTGGATGGAGTGATTCGTCAGTAGGCAAAATGATGGAACCTATTTTCCGTGCAATCAGAGCTGCCTATATGGGCCGTCCTGATAAACCTTACCCTACAAATGTAGCCCTGCCGCCCTAACGATTGGTCTTGTCTAAAGGGGGACCCTTGTACACAGAGTAAATGGGTGCCATCAATCTTCTTCATGATGCCTTTGATGCACTTTGGACTGTCGTTGCAGCCCATGAAATCAGCCACGAAGCTTTGCTGGGCCTCAAACAAAAGATACAAGGACTCCTGATGGAATATGATTCCTCTACTAATCCTCTGGGCCACTATGGGACACACGGCATTGATCGAAATCGTGCGCGTCTTCAGACTGCAATACGGGGTCTCTATGAAGAGGGTGCCGATGAACTGGCCATTCTAGAACTTATGTTCTCTACTCCCGATACACCAGAATATACTGCTATGACAGAAGTTCTAGTGCGCTATATAGCGGTACGTGATGAATTGACTTCCGATTCAGACTCTAGTGACTCAGACTCTGATTAAGATACTCCTTGACGCGTTCATACGCTCTGCAGCTAGGCACTTGTAGTGCGGTAGCTCCAATGCGAACGGTCTGGGTGGCATCGTTGCACTTGACGGTACGGTGGAGAGGGAGGGCTGCATTAAGCCGACTATGGTCTCTGGCAATGTAGATAGACTCATTGTTGATGCTGAGGAATCCGTGCTTCTGGTGAACGCCGTTCACAGAGATGGCTACCGCTTTTCCTTGGAGTTTGAGGCCACAGTCATACCGGCGACCCTTATACCCACGGCACATTGTCCGCTTCAGAGCCTTTCCTCTGCATACCTTCCTTGTGGGTGCCATTCTACTTTGTCTTCTTGATTTTTCCGATGGGGCAAGGGGGGACAACCGGAACAGCCAATGTCTTGAGCCATCGCTGAACACGCTCTTTCGGAGCTGCACTTCCTGACAGCAGTGTTGTCGAATTGGTCGTATTAAGAAGAGAAGCAACCCAGAGAGCCATCTCAAGGCCTCCGTCACGAAGAGCTGCGCCCCGTGTCTGGAGCTCATCGCGGAGTTCACAGAGATACTTGAACTGGTTAAAGAGCCAGGACTGCCGGGCCAGGACAGCCGTGTACTGAAACTTCCAACCCTTGCCAGGAGGAACCGGGGTAGCGGCGGGATGTTCCGCAACAAATAGACGATGATTCACAGCCTGTAACTTGCTCTGGAAGGATAGTGGAAAGAGACTCCAGTGTTGGTGGAAAAAAGTATAGTAGTCCTGTCGGTCACTCGTGGCAATGGAGGTCAGGCAATCCTTGTACATCGACCAAGCCTTTTGGTCCGATCCAAAGTGTTCTCGGATCCAGTCAGGAAGTGTTTCGTGCAGATGCAGCCCTGCCAGGTTTAGGTCATTGTTATCCAAATGGAGATCCTCCTGAATGTCGAGTTCGCCGTCCAGGAGGCGCATCACAAGGTCTTGAACTGTGAAGGATCGGGTAATATCATTGGAGGTGTCGGTGGTTCCCGCTCCTTCCTGCCACTGCAGGAGTTTCCTGAGGTCACCGTTGTGACGTTCCCACAGCGGCTGGAGTGAAATGGTATCCTGACCCATCCAGGCAGCGCAACTCATCACATCAGGGGCTTGTATCTGGAGGCAGAAACAGAGACGCATCATGGGCTGATAGCGTTTTTCTTGCCATTCATTCGATATACAGAGGATCAGATTGGGGCCGGTGTATTCTTTAAGAATCCGGACAAGTTCGGAAAGGCCGCCGCGATCTCCCGCTGACATACCGTCGATTTCATCCAGGATAATGCCGAGGGGTCTATGCCCTTCGGGCCGGAAGAAATCACCGACGTTTGCGGAGTTTAGGAGAGGCTCGATCAGTTCTGACATGGCCGCTTTGTGACGGAATTGAGAGGCATTGCATTCGACGGGTCGGAGGCCCAAGTCATTGACGACGCGGTGGGCCAGAGTCGTCTTGCCAACACCAGGGGGGCCGTAGAGAAAGGCCGCAACCGGCGTTCTGGGTGACTTTATAGAGGCCCATGCGACGAGGGCGTCGTAGTGCGTTTTATGCAGAAGTGGGGAAATGGGTGCAGGAGCCGACATCTTACTATAGAGTTCGGTTCTGGCTATGTTTAGGCAAAGACCCTGGCTATTCTCATTCTTAATCAAAGATTCCCTATTCCCTTATGTGTCTCCTTGTATTCAATTGCGCCTTTTGATACTAATAAGTCTTTTAACGTATTAACAGCAGCGATCTCTTTAGGTTTATCTAATAATAATCTTATGAGTGCTTTGTTTACCCAATATAATGGTGTAAATTTCCTCTCACTAGGATCAATTACTGTAAAATTTGGATCTGCACCAGCATTAATTAGACTAGTTGCTACTTCAGTGAAATCGTATATTTTATCGTATGTATTCGCTAAACCCCTACATGCAGCATACAGTGGTTCATCTTTTGCTCTTGGGAGCAAGGTAGCATGCTGCAGATAGAGATTTACAAAAACTACCTGACCGCGTGTACTGTGATCTAATAAACCAGCCGCTGCCTTCTTAGGTGACTCCTCCTTAATATTTGCAATATGCAGTGTCATTATATTCATTCCATTGGGGTCGCCCCCCCCCCGCGCTGAGCTCTGGTTGATCGTCTAGATCTCTTTTGCCGGAGATTACGGCGAGTTGATCGATACCTTTTAGCCATTTCTACTATAAATGGTGAAAATTATAATACAAGGTGCAGCGTGGATTCCTTCGCAATGTTGTAATCTGCAAGGGTGCGGCCATCCTCCAGCTGCTTCCCTGCAAAGATCAGGCGCTGCTGATCGGGGGGAATTCCCTCCTTGTCCTGAATCTTGGCCTTGACATCCTCAATGCTGTTGGAGGCTTCCACATCAAGCGTGATCGTCTTACCCGTTAGCGTCTTGATGAAGATCTGCATTCTGCTTTTAATGGATGTAGATATTCCTTAGATGGAAAACGCGCCTTCAAATCCCGTCGTTACGGATTAATCCGTAACTCCTTCCCAAGTCAACCCATACTGGTTGGCCGCAGAGACCTTCTGGGCCATATTGCCGGAAGGATTAAAGGCATACTGGTAATAATCCGGATCCGTCGGCTTCGGCAGCATATCCGGGTTTGCCTGTTTCAGCTTCGGCGTGTGCAGCCCAACAAAGTCCATACAGGCCGTCGGGGTCACCTGTGACAGATAGTCCGGGCAGGGACGGATGTACGGGGGCCAGGTCGAGCCGGGATCACCCTTCGGGAAATAGACATAGTACATGATGTAAATCAAAAGGATTCCGCTGATAAGCCATAGAACACCCGCGATAGCACGATCCGATGCAAACAGCAGATAGCAGAGGAATAGATGGACAGCTATGGTCAGGGCCCAATATACATACTTCATGAGGCTCAAGGTACTCTTGCTAAACGCCATTCTCTATGG